GCCAGCAGAACAACAGCTACGAGCTCAACGAAATCATACGCCAGTTCCCCTTTACCGAGGACGAGGCGTTCCGCGACTCGACCAAGAGCTCTCTGTTCAACATCCAGAAGATATACGAGCAGATACAACACAACGAGGAACTTTACCCAAACCCTGTGGTAATCGGCAACTTCCAATGGAAAGACGGAAAGATGGACAGTGAGGTGATCTTCGCCCCCGACCCTAATGGGCGGTGGCGTGTGGCTTGGCTAGCACCTGCTGATATTCGAAATAAACGAAAGATTGAGAACAATAAAGCTGTTGCCCCCAACGGAGCATTCGGAGTTATGGGTGTTGACTCCTACGACCTTGACACCACCCTTGACTACAGGTCTTCAAAGGGTGCCTGCCACGTGTACAACAAGTTCTCAATGGAGCACCCCTCTAATATGTTTGTCGCGGAGTACGCCTCACGGCCTCCGCTCGCCAAGATATTCTACGAGGACATCCTTATGGCTGCGGTATTCTACGGATACCCTGTGCTTATAGAGAACAACAAGTACGGCATCGCTAGGTACTTTGAGTCAAGGGGCTATGATGAGTACCTTATGAACCGCCCTGCGCATCTTGCGTCCACCTCATCGAAGATGAACGTAAAGACAAAGGGGATACCTTCCAACAGCCAAGATGTGATACAAGCTCACGCTCAGGCTATTGAGTCCTACATTCACGACCACGTTGGCCTTCACAACGAGACCGGCAAGTTTGGACGTATGTACCTAAACAGGACACTTGAGGACTGGATAAACTTTAAGATAGACGACAGGACAAAGTTTGACTTAACAATCAGCTCAGGGCTGGCGCTGCTTGCTGCCCAGAAGCAGGTCAAAGAAGTCAAAAAAACAAACTTCAACGAGAGGGTATTCTTCCGCAAGGGTAAGGAAATTAGGCGATAAGTTAAGTTCGTACCTTTGTCCATAAACTCCGATAAATGGATCAATACTCTGTAAAAAGTAACTCATACGACTCTACGTTCCCAGACCCTTTTGCCTCACACGATGTAAAGGTGGGAAAGAGGTACGGTCTTCAGTACGCAAAGGCTATATACGGCCAGTGGGGAAGCGCCCAGTACGAGGGGTCTCTGTACAGCAAAAGATTCCGTGAGTTTGAAGTCTCTAGGGACTACGCCAACGGAACCCAAGATACATCCATCTACAAGCAGATACTTACCTCTCTTGACCCGAACAACGGTGATGGGTCCTTGGTAAACCTAGACTGGACACCAGTTCCTATCGTTCCCAAGTTCGTAAAGATTGTAGTCAACAAGATTCTGTCTTCTAAGTTCTACCCCAACATTGAAGCTGTTGATCCTTTGTCGCGCAGTGAGAAGGACTACGAGAAGAATAAGATGAAGATATTCATCGAGAACAAGGACATCCTAAAGGAGGCGAAGGACTCAGGACTTCGCACCGAGGTAGACCCAGACTCTCTTCCCGATACTGCTGAGGAGACCGAAATTTTCCTTGAGACTAACATCAAGACCGCTGCGGAGATTGCTGCCCAGATTGGCATTAATCTAACGCTAAGCTGGAATGACTTCGACGAGCGCATTTTTAGGCGCAATGTCGAAGACCTCGTCACCTGTGGTATTGCTGTCACCAAGCGCAGCAACGACCCCAACTACGGAATCGTTGAGGACTATGTAGACCCAGCATTCTTTATCCACAGCTTTACCTCTGACCCCAACTTTACGGATATAACCTACGCAGGCCACGTAAAGCGTATGAGCATCTCTGAACTTAAGAGAACCGCAGGCAACCAGTTCACCGAGGACGAGTACGAGAAGATGGCTAGAACGGTTATGAACCGCTTCGGTAATGATTCTAGTAGGCTTATGGGATCTGGGTACGACCCAGGTATGGAGCGCTACTACTACGGCTATGACGAGTACACCATTGAAGTCCTTGACTTTGAGTTCGTTAGCGTTGACAACATTATCTTCGAGAAGAAGGAGTCTCGTTTTGGAAACATTGGCTTCTACTACAAGGGCCACAAGTACAATGCCCCACAGCAGAGTGTGTATGATAGGGAGGCTGTCTATATGCAGAACCAGACGCTGTATGGTGGCAATTATATTCTAGGGACTGACTACATCTACGACTACGGATTGAAGAAGAACATTCCTAAAAATGTTCACGACCTCACCCGCACCCGGATGAGCTACAGCATTGTGGCTACCAACATCCGAAAGTCTATCCCCAAGTCTATGGTGAGCGGAATCATCGGCTTTGCCGACCAGCTGCAGATTACCCACCTAAAGCTCCAGCAGTCTATCGCTAAGGCTAAGCCTGATGGATTGATCATCGACATTGAGGGACTTGAGAACGTACAGCTAGGACGTGGCGGAGAGCTTCAGCCTCTGGACCTTCAAGACATCTACGAGCAGACGGGTATCTTCTACTACCGCAGTAAGAACCCCGACGGTAGCTTCCAGAACCCACCGATCCGTCCCCTTGAGAACGGTATCAGAAACATCAACGAGCTTATCACCATCTACAACCACGCTCTGCGTATGATTCGTGATGCTACGGGCATCAACGAGGTTATGGACGGCTCAAGCCCTAAGGGAGACCAGCTTGTTGGCGTACGCCAGCAGCAACTGGCGGCAGGCAACAATGCTCTTGGAGATATTAGCAATGCAGCGATTGTTCTTTACCGCAGGATCTGTGAGGACGTTGTGAAGTGTCTTCAGATACTTCCCCCAAAGTCCATTCTATATAAGGCCTACGAGACAGCGATTGGCAGGGAGAATATGGCGGTGCTTTCTAGCTTCTCTAATTTGCCTATGTACAACTTCGGCGTTAGGGTTGTGGCGGATATGAACGAGATTGACCGTATGTATTTAGAGCAAAACATCCAGGCTTCTATTGCCCAGGGCGAGCTTGACATCGAGGATGCTATTGCTATCCGTCAGTTGAGGGATATCGACCAAGCCGAGAGGCTGCTTATCGTACGCCGCAAGAAGCGTATGAAGGTCCGTCAAGAGATGGCCCAGCAGAACTCTCAGTTCCAAGCTCAGGCCAATGCACAGGTCGCTCAGGTGACAAGCCAAGCCAAGATGCAGGAGGACCAGATGAAGGCTCAGTTGGATGCTCAGAAGATTCAGCTAGAGGCTGAGGCTAAGGCTCAGCTGCTGCAGGTGGAGTACGGACTTAAGATGCAGTTGGCCCAGCTGCAAGGAGACTACGGAATCAAAGAGCAGCAGATTGAATCAGGTGTACGTCAGAGTGCTGATCAGGAGGCCGAGGACCGCAAGGACAACCGCATTAAGGAGCAAGCAGTTGCGCAAAGCAAACTGATTGCCCAGCGTAAGGGAGACCGCTCTGAACTGCAGAAGCAGGACCTCGAAGGTCAGGAAGATATCGTGGATGTCATACTAGGAGAGCGTTAATTAAAGAAGTAAATTTGCACTATGTCTTCATCCTGCTCTACCACCAACACTGTAAACCTCGACAACGCTCAGAGGGTGGACATCATCTGTAGAAAGGGTGATACCTTCTCCATAGAGGTGGATTTTTTTGATGCCAACAACCAGCCTATCAACCTCACGGCCTACACGTGGAAGATGGAGGTATCCGAGAGCGACACCTCGGCAACGCCTGTTCTTGACTCAACGGACTTTAGTTATAGCGGTAACAGCACGGGAACGCTTTTCGTTACCGCTACCGCCAACACGATGCTAACGATTTCTGCGGGTATGTATGTATACGGGCTTCAGAGCAATGATGCCGGAACCGTCAAGACTTGGCTTTATGGTCTATTTACTGTTAACGAAGACGTAGTCGACTAAGATGGGAGCTATCGTTGTAAAAGAAACAGGTAACACGGTTACGGTAACGGAAGTTGCCGGAAGCTCTACTGTTGTCACCGAGAAAGGCAATAGCGTAACGGTCACTGGTGTCATCGGCGGCGTAAGCCTTGACGCAAACTACGTATATGTGCAGACCTCCCCTTCTGCTACGTGGGTCATAAACCACAACCTTAACAAATACTGCTCCGTAACGGTGGTAGACTCTGCCGACAATATTGTCTTTGGAGAAGTTTTATATAATTCACTCAATCAAGTAACTCTAACATTTTCCGGAGCCTTCAGTGGTGAGGCATTTTTCAACTAAGCTATGGCTATTACATATCTATCACAAATAAAAGCGACAGCAGGTCTTGACTTAACCAAGACACAGCTACTGAACGCCGTCATTCAAAATCTGGCCACCGCCCCGGAATCCCCTAATGAGGGTCAGGTGTACTACGACTCCTC